TCTCCGAATGCTGATCCATTCATCCTTGAAGCCCGATCACCGTCTAGTCGATGAACTGCAAACCTATGCGCTGTCAGATGAAATGCAAACATAGGTTCTTGGCTGCCGATTGCCCATTTCATGGATTTTCATCCAATCATTCATCCGGTTTTTACTCTCTCTCAGTTCATTACTCTGAGCCGCCAAGTGTATTGCTACCTTGGGTTAGTACGGATGACTTTAGGGGGTTCCGGCAATTTGATGATCTTGCGGTCCGGCTGCCAAGCAACCAAAACCACTAGCAGGTTATATCGGATAGATGGCGGGAAATCTATCCCCTGAAATTTACACAGGTTTCCCCATCATGGTAATTTCAGGAACCATGATGGCTGCCCACTGTTGAAGCCCATGACGTGTAAGGGGGCGTAGTACCCCCTTGACCGAACCCTTAAGCTCCGTAAGCAACGAGTTGTAGTAGTCCTCCGCCCATCTGATTGTTTGATAACTTATACAGAGAAAAAATTTTTGGGCGCAAGATTTTGGACGCACCCACTTAAGCATATGTATTTCACCGACATTTAGACGTTATGTTTAAAGAGAAAAGCTCCAAGAAAAGATTGCCTTTGACCGAAAGTCACAAGGAACTCACATTGGACGCACGGCATCAGCGTACGCTTGATGAAATTGCTGAGAAGCGCGCACGAATATCTACTCTGCGTGCGGAATATGCCGTGTTTGCCAACACACTTGAAAACCTTCAGGTAAGGATTCAGGATTTGGTCGATCGACAGGTTGCGTGGGATGATGTGGAATACGAGACGGTGTGGTCGAGTAATCTGTTATGCAAGGATCGCATCCGTTATTTAGAGCGCGAAATCAACCGCCTCGAATCGGGTGAGGACGAAATCACTTATTTTGAAAATACTGCCGCCATTCTGTTCTCGTATTATGACCTTCTCCAACTGCAAGGCACGAGCGAACACGCATCGGTGGCACCCATCAACATTGAGAAGCCGATGGTGCGCGGGCGGAAGAAGCACCTGCCGCCCCAGAACAAGAGTATTTTGGAAGCATTCAACCTGATCGCCACGCCAGCGAATGAAGCGCCGGGAGCTGCGCCCGAGTCCCAACCCTCCTGTGCGACAGGCGGCGCCACAGCCGAATGCGGCGGTTTATCAGGAGGCGCGAGCACGTGTGCGGGCGATAAGCGCGCACTGGTCGAGAAATACATGGCGCTAACGGATCCTACGTTCATTCAATTTGCTGGGGACGACGCAGCGGCAAGTAACTGTCCGAAATGCGATACGCCACTCTTGTGCATGCTTCAAGACGGCATCATGGTATGTGCTGCATGTGGGTATCAAGAGCTCATGTTGGTGGAGCAGAACAAACCGACCCAGCGCCAGCCGATGAAAGAGGCCTCACACTTTTCATACAAGCGAATCAATCATTTCCAGGAGTGGTTGTCGCAAATCCAAGGGAAAGAAAGTACCGATATTCCGCAAGAAATATTCGAGAGAATCGTGAGCGAGATCCAGAAGGAAAAGATTTACGATACATCCAAAATCACGTACAGCAAAATGCGCGAGATTCTGAAAAAGCTCAAACTCAACAAGTTTTATGAGCATGGCCCCTACATCATCAGCCGCATCAATGGGATGCCGCCGCCAAATTTTACACCCGACCTGGAGGACAAACTGCGCTCGATGTTCAAAGAAATCCAAGCGCCGTTCCTGAAACACTGTCCGAAAGACCGCAAGAACTTCCTGTCGTATAGTTACGTGTTGTACAAGTTCTTTCAGCTGCTGGAGCGTGACGAGTATTTAAAGCATTTCCCTTTGCTGAAAAGCCGAGAAAAATTACATTTGCAAGACCAGATCTGGAAGAATATCTGCGAAGAACTTCATTGGCAGTTTATTCAGTCCATTTAGGTTGTGGCCTAGGCGACGGGGAAGCCGACCAGGTTGAAGCCGAGGCCTAGACCGGCACCTTGGCGCACCGATCCACCGATGCTGGGCGCGAGGACGTCCAGAATGGCAAACATGCAGGCCGCCACCAGGGCAATGACAACCGCCTCCTGCCACTTCAGGGGGTTGGACGGCAGGATCGCGGCCACGATGCCGACGGCGGCACCTTCCATCACGTACTTGGCCAGGCGCATGGCAATCTCTTGAAAGTCAAAGGTGTAGTTCATTTGCTTTTGTTAATTTATGACGAGAAAAAAGATAAGTGATTTAAGACGCTGGATACATAAACTACTCATAACATGTCGACCCCGCTCGTTCCGACGAAGGAGGTAGATTATCTCGACGAAGACAAACCGATTCGTGGCCAAAACTACGTCTGTCTCTCTTTCATCTCGCCTGAGCAGCTTCTGAAGGACAAGGATGTGTATGCGATGAACCGCTTCCTAGGCCAATTTTCTAAGGACGTCAAGGCGCTATTCGAAGGAATGAAGCAACGCTTCCCAGAAGCCGCCGGAAATATTGAGCAGGTCATGGAAGTCCACAAGTACGTCTTTGACGAGGCCGAACTCCAAGAACAGTACAAGTTCTATCGCGGCCTGCATGCCGCCGATATTGACCGCGAATTCTCCGCTGAGAATGACTTCCAGACGTGCGTCCGCGGCATCAAGGTGCGCGGTGTATTTGATACACTCAAGGAGGCGCAGGTGCGCGCCGAAGTGCTCAAGCGCCAAGGCGACAAGTTTGACATCTTTATTGGTCAGGTGGGTTGCTGGTGCCCGTGGTCGCCGAGTCCGGAAATGCTTGACAACCAGGAATACGCGGACACAGCGCTCAATACGCTCATGAAGAAGTACAAGGACAACATGACCATTCGCGATGAGGTGTATGAGCAGCGAAAACAAGAAAAGATGCGTAAGGCCATGACGGAGGACGAAGATCCGTGGATGGCAAAGCGCGCGCAAGAGAGCGCGGGCGCGGGCACCAGCGCTGACGCCGAAACTAGCGCAACTAGCGCAACTGGCGAATCACAATAAACAAAAGCCCGCGAGCGTGATTTATTTTTTTGTTCAAACCATTTCCCCAAATATGTTATGATATGAATAGAGAAGCGGTATGAAAGCAATCGCGGTGTTCTTCCTTTTCGTCGGTAGCATTCTTGTTGTGCAGGGGTACTACAGCAAGAAAGCGGCTGCAACGTGTCCACCAAAGACGGTTGAAATCAAGTATCTGCCGATGTCACAATACGAAGAACAGCTGTCCGAAATCGAAGCCAACAAGGTCAGCAAACAGTTCAAGAGCCTATTCGAGGATGTCACTACGTGGCCGACGATGCGAAATTAACCTGAACCGATATAGTAGGGGCAACATGGACGCCGGCATAGAAAAACAAGAGGCGCTCAACGCATTTGCGCAGTGCTTCATGGATCATGTGCTGGACGACCCAGCCGATGCGCGCTCGCTTCAGAATGCCTTTGAAAAAATCCAACTGAAGGATGCTGTCTATACACAGCACGACAGCGACCTGCTGATGCACTACCAGCGCGCACACGAACAAACTCGCAACAAAGTGCAGATGAAGTTGGAGCAAAGCAAGATGGTGCACTTGGAAGCGTTCTTGAATCTCAAAGAAAGGGCTGCGCGAACCGGTCGGGCGGCGCTGCGAACGTATGCGGAGGAAGCAGTAAAAATGACCGAAGCCTACATGGATGCCGGTGAACCCTCGGCCATCTTCACGAAATATGTCCGATTGCCTCGCGCGCGGAAAAATGTTGACGTAAGTCAAGAGTAATGCAGCAGGCATTTCAGTTCCGCTGGGTATGGTTCTTGGTATCCTTTAGCGCAGGCATCCTGTATGTCTACCTCGCACGCCCATCCATACCAGTGATCCTTAAATATCCCACTCCGATCAATGCTGGCAAAATCGTGTATAAGGACTCGACCGGCAAGTGCTATGTTTATGCAGTGAAATCCGTTACATGCACACCGGACGTCACCGAACAAAATATTGTCTCCGCGTAAGGCAGCGATGCTGCAGCTTCGACGATTGGCAAATGGCTTGCTGTACACGGACAAGGGTCAGATCCTCACCGCCGTCATCATTGGTTTGGGTTTGAGCCTTATGTTCCAGCGCGTATGCAAGGATAAGAAGTCATGCGTCCTTATTTACGCACCGCCACTCGCTGAAGTGAGGGAGGCGGTTTACAAAATCGATGGCGAGTGTTTCAAGTATGCCGCCAAAGACGCGGCTTGCATGCCCGAGGCGATCGGGCCGGCGCCGTAAGTGCGTTTGGCACGCCAAGTGCGCCAAAATGATTGTTTTTATTGCCTTTCATAACTTGTAGACAATGAACATGGCTACGCCTGTCCATACGCTTCCTGAAAGTGCTGCGGGTGCGGCGGCGTCTGCCGTGCGCGATTCGCCTCATGATGCAGATGAAGTCGTTACAGCCGTCCTTCAGGACATGGAAAAAGACTTTGAGGATGCCGCGCAGCAACAGGCGGCGGCACCCGTTCAACGCCGACCGGCAAGTGCCATAGCCGCCGTTGCTCCGCAACTCTCACATTCGCACTCAAACACCGGCAGCCGCTCGCTGTTGGAGCTCAACATGGAACACCTAAAGCTCGCCGGCGTCGTCGCCGTCCTAGGCGCGATCGCGTTCCACCCCAATCTCACCCAAATGCTGTATGAAAAGATCCCGCGTCTTAGTGTGCTAGAAACCTACGATATGTTCGTACGTGCGTTGCTGCTGGCTGCGGCTTTCTATGTCCTTTTGACATTCTATGAGCAAAAATAAAGTCTTCCTAAGAGAATAGTAAATATCATGGACACGCTTTTCAGTATGCCCAAACCGCTCACAGACATGGTTGCTGGCAGTCCTGGCGACGCCGAGACGGCAAGCAAACTCTTGCCCATTTTTGTACAAGAGGGATTCGTGACGGAAGAAGACAGCAAGAGCATCGTGAGCAACGTCTTCATGAGCGTCGGTCTGATGATTGGGGCGATGATCATTGCTGCCATCTTCTACTGGTCGTACCACAAGAATGTCGCACTTTTCATCTGCATTCTCAGCGCACTGGTGTTCCTGTACACCATCAAGGTCATCATTGTCGTTGTACTGGCACGCGACCAGTTCAAGTCAAAAAACACATTCATGATCCTCATGGGTGGCACGGTCTTCATGTGCCTATTGACGCTCATCCTGACCATCATGTTTGGTATTAAAGCGAGCCCAAGCAACCGCTCGAGCAGCGCGAGCAGCAGCACCAACGGCATTGGTGCAAATGCCTACATCCCGAGCAGCGTAAACGACTACATTGGAAACCAGCAATAAAAAGCATCAGTAATCTGCCGCCGCCCGCATGACGCCCAGGGTGGAGCCGTTCGCATAGCCCGGCATGGTCTTGTCAATGCCTTGGGCGCCATACACTGAGCCTTCAATGCCAATCATTTCTTTTTCGTAATCCTCCTCGCTTACCAAGTTGGATTGCGCCGCCTTCAGGTGCTCCTCGCTGACATAGGCACTGCTCAGTTCCAGAATGTCGCCGAAGTTCTTGGAGGATGCCCAGTCGAACACGTTGAAGTTAGCCTTGTTGAGGCGGAAGTAGGCAATAAACAGCGACGCCGCAAGAAGGGCACCCGTCAGCACGTCATACATGACCAGCACAAAGATGATGATGGTGCCAAGCACCATCTGGATCTCTTCGTTGCGCAACCATTGAATGCGCGGTAGATCCACGATCGTCATCAGAACAAGAACTGTAAGCGCCAAGACGCGTAGGAAGTAATGCATTTGAGATGCTCTAACATGTATCAATATTTTCTTCATTCATCGTCATCGTCAAACGTATACTTCTTCTTTTTCGGTACGGCATCCGCGACCGTATCTTCGTCGGCACCTGCGTCATCGGCGGCGCTTGCATCGGCTCCGGCACCAAGGATCTTATATTGGTTCTTTTTGTAAAACGCCAAGCGACGCCAGCCTTGGTTTCTGAAAATGCTGAACTGATCCCAAACATCAACCACGAGAGGCGTATAGAGACGTTCATGCGCTTTCTGTCGCTGAATGCGCCCGATCGGTTGCTCAATCGATGTGACAGGAGACGCCAAGACGAGCGTATTCAGTGTCGGCACGTCCATGCCTTCACTCGCCAGAGCAAAGGTTCCGAGCAGAATCTTCTGGCCTTCGCTGGCTTTCAGATCCGCTTCTTTCATGCCTCCTACATAATAACCAACCGTTCCCAGATTGGCATCTCGAATCATCTGTTCCAGGATCTGCAAGTGCCTCCGTCGGTCGCTGAGAATCAGTACCTTGCGATCCGGCTCGCTCTCAAAAATATCCTTAAGCGTCTCAACAATGAGAGCATTGCGCGGTGGGAAATCGCAGATAGCATTGATCATCTGTGCAACGTTGAGCTTCCCGTTGTACATATAGCGTTCCCGACCGTAATCGGGGTGTGGATCATAAAAAGGCACCACCTGCACGTTGAGATCGGCTTCGAGTCGCTTCTTAAGCTGAAATACGGGTTTGCCTAGGAACCATTCGAATACCTTGCGCAACCCGTCTTTGCGGTCGAGCGTCGCGGAAAGACCGAGCACAAAAGGCGCCGTGATCTTGTGAAGCGCGCGCGAGAAGACTTCTGCGCTCGTGTGATGGCACTCGTCGATTACGACAAAGCCAAAGGATGCAAAGATGGCGTCGTCATACTCTTTCATTGCCAGACTTTGCAGACTTGCCAGGACAATGTCCTTGTTCTCGACGTCGACCTTGCTCTGTTTAATGCGTCCGATGCGCGCCGTGGGGATGAACTCCTGGATGCGCTCACGCCATTGATTCATGAGAAACTCTTTATGACACACGACAAGTGTCTTACGCTTGAGCTGGCATGCGATGTAAAGCCCCATGAGCGTTTTACCGAAACCGCAGCCTACGGAAATGATGCCACCTCCACGCAATGGGTCGTGGCATGCCTCGAGAAAGAGCCGGACGGGTTCCTCTTGTTCATTGCGAAGTCTCCCCTTGAATTTCAGGTGCGCCGATGCATCTTCACCTGCGTGCATTTTATTGACGTGCGGCACACCAAAGCGCGCAAGGCCAAAGGCGCGCGGCATGTAGAACTTTTTTGAACTCTCACGGAACACCGGAAACTCGCGGGCGCTTTCCGCACTGGGCATGTCGGGGTTCACGCGTGGCTTGACGGTTAGTTGTTTGCGGAGGTCGGTTATGAGCTGCTCATTATCTTTGAGATCAATGGCGTAGCCTCGTGAAGTGAGGTAGGTCGCCACCATGATTGCTTTACGCTGCATCATCTCAATGCGCAATTTCCTAAATTCATAATTTTATTGGAGTACTGTAAGAAAGCCGGAATGGACCCCATGGATCCGACGAACCCCGTTTTCGAGCAGGGTTGTGTAGAATTTCCTATTGCAGACGACGATGTCCTTACAACCCCGGGGCGCATGCGATGCCAAGACACCCCTTTCGTCCGCACCCCTTTAAAGAAGCGTGCATTGGATCAAGCGTGGGTCAAACAACCGAGCATCTCAGACGCAGTACAAGAAATGTTGACACGCATTTTTATACATGCACCTGCTGACACAAAACAGCAGGGTTACCTGGCATGGATGGGTGGGAGCAGATCATGGGACCATTGGTGGAGACATCGTGGGGCTCCAGTGCTGGAAGGTCATGCCCCGCTCTCGATTCGAAAACGTGCAGCCATATCTGCAGGTAATTGGGACGTGTTCTTCGTCACAAACACTGCAGAGGTCGGAAAGACTCTGGCGACAAAGTTGTGCAAAGAAATGAACACGCTCTTATCACAACTGCGTCAAGAATTACCGCACTTTGAATCGTCTCTTGAAATCATTACTGCTGGATTCAATAAAAGATGCATGGCATCGGAGCCGGTATCGGGCGAAAGTTTCCCAGGCTATGCCGTGCTTCTTCAGTTACGTGATCAGAGTTATCAGCGCGAAACGCGTAGGTCGCGGCGAAAATCGGTGGAGCGTCCCGCGGAAGCTCCCGATACTTCGCAAAAAGCGTTTCTGATTGCATTTGTTGAGGTGTTTGTATTTGAGGGTCTAGATCTCGCGGACTTTGAACGTACCTATCTCGTGAGCCTATCGGAGACGCCACAATTACACTATTTGAGCGACGATGGTCTCTTCCTGTTTAATCATTTCATATCGGATAACCGCATCAGTGACAAAGGACTCGATGTGGACACAATACGTCGTGACCTACTGTTCCAATACTTTACCTCGCAACATAAATCCAAAGAAGCTGTATACTTTCAAAACTCTCTACACTATCAGAGAATATGGCATCCGATCAGAAGCCCGGACGTATACAATGAGAAAATACTGTACCGCCTCATTCAGAATGCCATACCTTATATCGACGCGTTTGTGAATGCGTTCAATGCGTATTTGATGGAAACTATGCGCGCCCCCATCAATGCATGCATTAAATCAATCGATACGACTCTTAAGCAGCATCCACAGCTTCAAGGGAAATCGCGAATCGCGATTGTTGGCGGCGATGCGATCCGAAGATACCTTGGCGACACTGCGACTTCAGATATCGATGCGAAGGTGTTTTATGCGGACGGTTCCTCAGAGGCATTTATTGAAAAGTTGCAGACGATTGTGCAAAACCGTATGTCTACTCTGATCGCTTATCTCATTTCGAACAAAGCGAGCGTACTTCAGCCACTTACAAGTGCGAATATCCGTTTTACGCCTGATCAACTTGGAGGCCTCCAACTACCGGACGGTCTACGTGTGACCTCCGTTGTGATCAAACCATCCGTGGACACGTCCCTACAATTCCGCTTGCGAAAGATTGGGCGGTCGCAGGTGTTCCCCGTAGATCTCTTTAGTATCGATTACATGGCACAGCTCCAGATCGAGTACGTGTACGACAGAGTCACCAAGTTCACTGTAACCCATGATCTACATTTTGCGATTCTCGACATAGCCTTACAAAGTTTCTCCAAGTTCCATGACGATTATATCGTTGACCTCGGGTTGCCGGTGGCCTCTTTAAAATTTTTACTGAAAGACTTGCGCAATACATATCAGGATCATGCGCTCAGCAGAACTCGACTGTGGGGGCAGAAGCGCGAGAAGGATCAGATCCGATGGAAACGTCTCAAACAACTTGCAACGACTGGATCTGTGCGCTTCCCGGAGCCCAGTAGTCTGAACGACTACGACGTTGCACTCATGCACGACATCCAGAATCCAGGTTCAAAACTCTCACAAGTCGGCAACGCGTATGAAGCGTGCTTCCGCGCAGCGCAAACTTTGCGAAATGTGAGCGCCCGCCAGCGATTATCGAAGCAAAAATTGCCATTCCAGTTCGAGAAACTTGAAGACAAACTGCATCATGTGACAGGAGAGCATGCAACCAATTTATTCCGTCTGCTGAGTGTCTTCAAAGATGGCGCGAAAACCATGACTTTATATTACATCTCAAACCATGCTCTCAGCAGTAACGAGACTTTCCAACAAAATATGCAGCTTGCAGAAGGTCATGCAGCGGAACTGAGTAACTTACTACGCTCGATCGAAAATGCTCGGCAAATGATATTACATGCACAAAGAGCCTTTGAGGATGTTGTGCGAAAAAATATGAAGAACCCACTCGCGTCCAAAAACGCCGTGCATGTACAGGAGATGGCATTTGCAGGCTTCCAAACATTGCGTCCGATTTATGAGTCGTACAGATCGAACCACCTCCAACGTTTCTACGAGTGCCTGCGAACCCTAGATATCGCTTCGACGTACATCATGGGATCCGGGTTCGCCCCGCCGTTTGATGAAACCATGCGCCATTTCATTCGGTTCGAGTTCGTACGGGAAAACATATTACGAAACTACACATCTTTTGCTGCCAGTGCGGATGGCACTCTACCGCTCATGAACGAAATTGAAAAGTATATGCAAATTGCGTCCGAAGTGAACGATCGTATGCACATTTATCTTCAAGGGCTTGCGTTCGAGGAGTCGCAATCGCAATCGCAATCGCGAAGGTTACAATGACCGATTGCAAAGCGGGCACACCGGCATACGTATCAACCATTTCTGGATGCACTCGGCACAATAAACGTGGCCACACACGGTACGCCGGAGATCACCGCGGGACTCAAACGACTCGAGGCATATTGGGCAAATTTCGCATTCGTTGTTGGTCGCCAGGTTTGTTGGACAATACAAAGGCGCAACCATATCGATGTGTAAGGCTTTCATATGGACACGCCTACGGTAACCACACACGTGATAAATGGCAAAAACAAGCATGCCAGCGGCATAAAAGGACGCACATAAGACTTCGCTCATCAACATGGCCTAGCGCTTCGCATCACTTATAGCTTTTATTTTGTTCTCTTTATCTCAATATGATATAGATATGTCGATCTTTGCCAAACTTTATCTTACGTTGCTGTTTACCGTGGTCGCTGTGCTCTTTTATGGCATCTCCGTGCGCGCCAAACTCCAATTGAACTCCATCGTGCGCACCGAGTCCGTG